CCAAGGGAATGCAATGTTATCAGTCAAAGCCAAGTTTCTAGTAACTTCACCTGTTGGTGGAATATAAATTTGAGTGTTATTAACAGTATCTCTAACTAAAATCCAAGGATAGTAAGTTGCAGTATAGTTTGAATCAATACCTGTTTGGTCCAAATTCTCAACAGCTTGTGTTGGGTAAATAATATCGTCAACCGTTACTACTGGTAAATTAACATCCACGTCAGGAGTCGTACAGATATAAAGTGAATCCGCTCTATCTTCTTGAACCATACTAATTGCCGATTCAACCAAATTAGAGTTGTTAAAATAGTCAATACCCGGTGTTACAAGAACGTTAATGTTTACAGATTCAGGATTGTTAAATGTATAGATACCTAACAAGTAAGCGTAGTAGTCAGTTGTTGACCAGTTAGTTACATCCTGTTCAATTACGATATTTTTGAACATCCCTGTTTCTGATGCAGAAGGATATCTACCTAAGATATCACACGCTCCGTTAGCCCATCCTGAACCACCAATAATAAATCTATCAGTGTTTGTTCTCTTTCTTGTGTAAATGTCCCATCCATCAAATCCGCCTTGTACTAAGAAAGTAAATTTACGTGATTGAATTGTGTAGTATGGGTCGTTTGGATTTGTTGGGTCAGATTGGAATGATGCCGCTCCAACATCAAACATTGATGTACCTGAAGTTGAGTAAATTGCTGGAATAGTAACAACTGTCGCTCCTGAATCCATATGGAAACCTTTTGACAAATAATTCCAAGGTTCAGCTTCCGCAGTACCAGGACATAAAGTTGCCGGATTTTTCTTACCTTTATATGCGAAATAATCAGGGTCCCAACCGTAAGCAAATGCAGTAGAGAAACCTAAGAAAGTTTGTCTGATTTTGTCACCTGAACTATACACCGCATTATCACCACCAAAAGCCGCTCCGAACGGAGGGTTGGCGATAATTTCGTTAGGGTAATTGTAAGCCGTTTTATATGTTGGGAAAGGACTTGTAACACTATCATATAATCTGAAGTTGTATCCTTCAAATCCACATGGTAATGATGTGATAGGTGCCTCTTCGTTAAGTTCTAACATGATATATTTAGAAAGAAGAGCGTACTCACCGTTAGTACTACCAATTTGTTTACCAACATAAGAGTTAGAAGCTGGGTCCATAGTACAACCAACAAATCTTTCTAAGTAAATTGGATTTGAGTCAGTATCTGAGTAACTACGTACTCCAACATCAAATGTTAAGTTGTTAAAAGAGATATTCAAAATAGAAACTTTAACTTCTACGTTTGACGAATCTCCGTCAGAAATTGTATAAACCTTAAATAATTTAGTAACTTTAGTTCCTTCCAATTGAGAAACAACCCATGGAGATTCTGCACTCTTGTATCTATCTAAGTAATATCCAATAGAACTTGAGCTACTACTTCTAGCACTTGGTAATTCAACAAAATCACAATTTAATCCACGAATGTATCCTTGGTTGTAAGAATTGTTTAACAATGTTGGGAAAGCTTCTTCCAAAAATAATGGAACATCTGCCTGTTCTTTACCAAAGTTAGTTCTACCAAAAACTTTACTTAAATAATTTGATTGAGAAACCGATAGAGATGTTTCAAAACTAAATGTGGTGTTATCAATTGTTGAACCTGTTACCGCAAATGTTGAATAAGGATTTTTATTTACATTAGCATATGTTGGTACTGAAGTACAATCAAATGTTGCACCTGTACAATAATAACTAGGACCTGTGTTAGTTCCCGCATATGTTGCCAAACCTCTTGACCTCAAAGTAGCAACTACCATGTTGTCATAATCACAATACGATATACCTGAATAAGTGTACAAACTACCTGATACAACACCTGAGAATTCAGAACCTGTTGAACCTGGGTCTATAGGTGTAACGTTTTGAACAATATTAAAGAATGAAGAACCTGAATAATTACAACTTCCCAAATTATCAAACATTGCATAATACCAAGAATCGTTAGTATCACTTTCTAAATCGTTTAATCCAAATTGAACGTCATTAACACCAAATACGTTTGACTCTGGTGTATATCCGTCAACATTGATTAAGTTATCGTAATCATCGTCATCAATACTACCATAAAACGCAATTGACTGACTCAAACTACCTGAACCTTCAATAGCATCTATTGCTACGGTGTAAATGAAATTTTGAATGTCACCACTAACGGTTGATGTTCCACCATTGAAAGTGGTATAACTTCCAAAGTGATTTAATATTGGTGTTGGGAACGGAGTGGTTCCGTTTATGTTAAATGTAATAGTTGATGATGACCCTGTTGTTCCTGAATACTGAACAGACCATGCAGTAGCCACAGGATTGTTAGAACCAATTGTACCTGGGTCTACATTGGCAATAGTAGTTATTGACCAAGACGGACCTGCATCATAACCTGATAAACCAAGAATTCTTGTAACAAATAATTGGTTAGATTGTTGTAAATATGATTTTGCTATGTAAGCTGCTTCGTATTTTGGTATTTGTGTTCCAACAAATTTTTCTGGTTGGGTTCCGCCAAAATAGGCTTGGAACTCGTCATAATTTGTTATGAAGATTGGTTCAAAGGCAGGACCTTTGATTGTTTCTCCCACAATACCTAGTGTAGTAACCCCCACACTTTGTGCTACGAAGCTTAAATCTCTTTCCGAAGTGTACACACCCGGTGAAACGAAGACTTTATTTGATGTTGCCATTACTCTTTTTTCTTAATGTCTAATTTTATTTTATTGTATAAATATCCACCAAAAACACAAAAACTTTACTTCTAAATATGTATTTATAAATTGGGCAGATTATTTTCTGCCTTTTTTCTACCTTATGGAAAAACCACGCAAGAAGATAAAAAATTTAAAGATATCTGTAGAGACACATGATGTGCTAAAAAGATATTGTGACAAAAGGGGATTAAAAATCTATAAGTTTCTTGAAACTTTAATTATGGAAAAATGTAAAGAAAAAAGAGACTTGTATGGTGAAGATTAAACAATGGTTGCAAACCAAGACAAAATTGATTCTTGTCCTGCATTTGTTTTTGTAATATCAACTCTTAAGACATCATTAGAGTTGATTTCTAAATTGTCTAAATCGGAACCAAAAAAATCACCATTAATATAAACATCGTATGAATCAATATTTGTTACTGATGTATTGATTAGATTAACCCTATAAGGTAAAGTTTTTTCTATTGATGTTTGAGAAGAAGTGTATCTATACGGTAACTCAAATTTATTTGGATTCTCAGGGAATGTTTTTCTTTTGGAACCTAAAGACCTTGTTCCAACCTCAGTCAAAGTTAAAGTACGAGAAATTGCAGGTTTAACTTCAAATTCTTCTTCATCAATTAAAATTCCCAACATTGTAAAATTATATGTTTGGATATAAAATTTTCTTTTTTCCAAATCCATTACATCTTCATCTGACACACTATCCAAAAGAATTGGAATATAGTGTCCTTTAATAAAAGCATAAGCTTGACGAGATGCAAAATTCTGCATAACAATTTTGTTAAACTGATTTAACTCTCTCATTCTGTTACACATAATTTTAACTTGGTAAGTAATGTCAACAGGAATAGGTTGGGGGATTGTGTAAACATCCGCACCTTTTCTGTTTCCGTCCCAAGTTGGAACCACGGCAAAAAGAAATTGTTTTCTATTTGGGATATTGTAAATCAAAGGATTTGAACCATACTTTACCTCAGGTTGTCTGATTACGGTAATAAAAGGTAAATCAACGTTACTATCTAAATCCCTAAAATTCCAAGTCTCAGTAAATTGAGACCAGTTCTGTGATGTGATAATAATATCCACAACAGGAACACGAGACCCCGCAGTTGTCATTTCCAAAGTATTCTTCACAAAATCCAGCATACCCCTATCCAAGTCATCATGTAATAACGACTTTGGTAAATAAGTTCCGTCCTTAGTAATATAACTAAGAAGTTCTTCCCTTCTACCATAAAGAATTTTTTGATTCTTTAAAGGAAGTGTTGGTTTAACAATTTTCTTTGGTAACGCCATTTTCTATAAATAGTTCGATTTCTATATTACAATCCTCTAAACTCGTTCATGTTCACAGGCGCACAGTCATAAGTTTTGTAGAATGGTTTGTATCCACCATATGTATGTTTCAAATCTGACACCACCCTTCCGTCATCAACAACGGTATAATATCTAACCCTACTTTCAGTTTCGTAATAACCAATGTAGTCACCAAAATCTATACTGATTTGTAATTCATCCAAATCTTTTTGGTAAACCGAGAATGTCATATTACCTGGTTCAGTCTGAGCAATTTTTGATGTACCCAAGAATTTATTTTCAGGCTGAACAATTTTAACATATGCCTTAAACTGAACGGGAGCCAAAAATTGAATTCCATCTTCTAATGCTTCACCGTAAACATCGTCAGTTTTTGTTTTGTATCTGTCTACTTTGTATAAAACCAACGTAAAATTCATATCACCGCCTAACCACTCTCTACCCATTGATACATCAAGGTCAAAATCTTCTCCACCAAAGAATTTACCTAATCTTGTTATTGGAACTAATTTTTGTGTCATGTTATTTTTTTGTTGTAACTGATGTTTGATTAATGATTACTTTAATCCCCAAATATTTTTTGATATTTTTTAATATATTACCTCTTGAAGACATAAGAGCATCGGATTGTTTTTGAGTGAAACTATCACCGTTAACTATAAAAGTTAAATCACCGTAATATTCGTCTTCACTTCCCGTCGGAGTTAAAGTCATATTAACAGAATAAAACTTACCTAAATTACCCAAAATAATTGGCATAAATTTATTGATGGCATTTTCTGCATCTTTTTCCGACTTGAAATAACTCATATTGATAAATACCTTATTTATGATTATTATTCTGTAATATTGTATGAGTAATGTATTAACTACCATAGAAAGTAGAGCACTGAATATTTTGGAAACATATTCAGGTGCGAACAATTATATTCTCAAATTACAACAGAAATTCAACATAAATAAGAAATTCTACCCAACAAGGTCTCAGGCCGAATACATTGTAAATTATTCACCAAACACACCAAAGGTTGCCAAGAAATGGGTTGACCTTGACCAATACTTCGCTCAAAAAATTGCTGATGATAAAGGATATATTGAAATCCCAACAAAGGTTTATGTTGAGAAATTATTGGTAGAAAAAGACGTTTCATTTCATATTTGGGGAAAGTTTTTTGAAAGACAAGAAGTGTTTGACTTTTGGGTTCCAAAAGCGGCAATGTTAAAAGACAACTCAATCAAAGATGTTGAAATTGATTTTTCAAAGTATTCTCACCGTCCATTAATGTCTCACCAAGAAGAGGCTGTTAAAAGATTGGTTGTTAATAGAAGATTTATTTTAGCCGATGATATGGGTCTTGGAAAAACAACCGCAACTGTTGTTGGGGCGTTAGAAACAGGTTCCAAGAAAGTTTTGGTCATCTGTCCCGCATCATTAAAGATTAACTGGCAAAGAGAAATCTCAAACTATACCGACAGAAGTATTTCCATTATTGATGGAAAGAAATGGGAAGACGCCGATTTTATTATCATAAATTTTGACATCATAAAAAACTTCCATGATGTTACAAATAAAGATGAGTCCATTATTTTAAAATCCAAATTTGATTTGGTGATAATTGATGAAGCTCATTACATACAAAACACACAAGCACAAAGAACAAAATTAATCAACGACTTTGTAAAGATTGTTGACCGACTTTGGTTATTGACAGGAACACCAATTACATCAAGACCTATCAACTACTTCAACTTATTGAACCTTATCCAATCTCCCGTAGCATCAAATTGGATGGCCTACGTAAAGAGATATTGTAATGGATTCCAATTCAAGGCGGGTAAAAGAAGGATTTGGAATGTGAGTGGTGCATCAAACTTAGACGAACTAAGAGAAAGAACCCAAAGACAAGTATTAAGAAGATTAAAAGAAAATATTTTAGATTTACCTGAAAAAATTATTACACCCGTTTACTTGAGATTAAAATCAAAAGAGTATGAAGAACTTATGGGCGAATATTATGATTGGTACGATAAAAGTGGTGAGGCGGACTCATTAACATTACAATTCTCAAAACTCACAAAAGTTCGTCAGGTGATAGCCAACGAAAAGATTAATGCAACGATTGAGTTAATTGAAAGTGTTTTGGAACAAGATAAAAAAGTTATTGTGTTCACCAACTTCACAAATTCATTAGAATTAATTTTGGAAAAATTTGGAAAACAATCGGTTCGTGTTGATGGGTCTTGTTCCCAAAAAGAAAGACAACTTGCCGTTGATGAATTCCAAAACAATGAAAAAATTAAAGTTTTTGTTGGTAACATCAAAGCTGCAGGTGTTGGTTTAACATTAACTGCAGGTGAAGTTGTTATTATGAATGACTTATCATTTTTACCGTCAGACCACTCTCAGGCTGAAGACCGAGCTTATCGTATTGGACAAAAAAATTCCGTGTTGGTTTATTACCCAATATTTGACAACACAATAGAAGGGATTGTTTATGACATACTTCAGAAGAAGAAAAATATTTTTGAAACCATTATGGGAGACAGAATTGACACCGAAGATAATGGGACAACCGCTTCAGAAATTCTTGATAGAATCAATAACCTTAGGTAAAATAACAAAGTCGTGTTATTTATAGTTATATTAAATGAACGACAAAAATGAAAAATTTAGTGAATAGAGTTCAGGAATTAGAAGAAGAGATTCTAATGAAAGAGACGGTAAAGGAAACGAAGAGAAGAAACGAGAAAGCCGTAAACGAAGCCAGAAAAATAAAAGTAGAAAAATTACCATACGGTTACGATTCTTTAAAAAAATTTATTGACCCCGAAACAATGGATGTTCATTACAACAAACATTACAAGGGTTATGTAGATAAATTAAACACCGCACTTGAGAACAAAGACGCACCCGATGATTTAGAAAAAATTGTCAAAGGAATCAAAAGGTTCAACAAGACAGTTAGAAATAATGCGGGTGGGGCTTACAACCACCAATTATTTTGGAACATGTTGACCCCAAAGAAAATGTCTCCTCGTGGTTTGATTATGAAACACATCACAAAGAACTTTGGTTCATTACCCCTATTTAAAAAGAAATTTGAGGGTGTTGCTAAAGAAAGATTTGGTTCAGGTTGGGTATGGTTGATTTTAACTGACGATGAAAAATTAAGAATTATGTCAACCTCAAACCAAGACAACCCTTTGATGAATGTTATTGAGGGTGGGG